GTCTGGCTCAGGGGACTTTTGACAATCAGAGACTTTTGACAGAGGTGGTTTGTCGTTTAGATCCGTTCCAGGGGAAGAGGTTTGACTTTTAACACTCTCTCCCACAGACGCCCCCCGTGCGCGAGAAGAGAACTTCCCTGGAACATCCGTACCAACGGCGTGCCAAAAGTTTGGCTTGCGTCCTTTCAGCACCAGGTCAGCTGGAGCGTCACACCGCTCGATCAGCTTCTGCGCCTCCAGCTTGTCGAGGCTGTACTTGATCGCCCGCTTGCGGTGAACGCCGCCAAGGTTGTCATGATCCACGAAGTCCTGAATCGTCCAGGGCCTGCGGTTGCGATTCATCTCCTGGAGCATCGCCAGCATGTGCCCGTTCGGCCCGTCCATCGAGGTGTCCTTTGGTTCGGGCACAGGCTCGATCTTGTAGGTGAAGTCCCCCAAGAGGCTGAACACCTGGCGATGCCCTTCGCGATTGTCCCGTGACTTCTCCACGGTGATGAGGCGGCTGTTGAACAAGATGCCCAGCTCAGCAATCTGCTTGTTGTCGAGCTTCTGCATGTTCCAGGTCTCATCCACAGCTGCCTTGATGGCACTGGTGCCCCGGAACCCACCATTCCGGTTGTTGTGGTGAATCACGATGATCGAGCAGGCCGGGAAGTCCTTTCCGTTCCGTCTCGCCAACCGCTTCAACGGCAACGCGTACTCCCGCCGGTTCTCCTCGTAGGGGTTGGAGTCGTTACAACCATCCAGGCTGTCGATCACCACCAGTCCATAGCGGTGCTCCTTTTGGATGTTGCAGAACTTGCGATACCACTGCATGTCCCACTCAGCCATCACATCAACGCCGCTCTCCACACCGATCCTGTGGAACTGCTCGCGCAGCACCCTCTCGCTCTGATCACCGTTGAGCCAAAGGCACCTGGACTTAAGCACTGGCACGTTGTTGCCATGCACGTTGAAGGGCAGCCCCTGACTGATGTGTTTGCACAGCGTCTGACACATGGCCGACTTGCCGGTGCCGCCATCAGCGTGGACCAGCAACAACCAAGGCTGCGGAAGCCACCCTGGGATCAGATACTCAAAAGGCGTGTCGTCCAGATCGCTAACCGCAGCAGGCTTACAACCACGGTTTCGCTTGTAAGTCAGGTGAGCGTCAAGCAGCTTGTCGATCGCTGCTGCGCCTTCACGCTGCCGCCCGCCCTCCTGCGCAAGGATTGTCTTTGCCTGGTCCGCATACGCCGGGTTGTCGTAGGTCTCTTCGATCTCCAAACCACGGGCGACCAGCTCCTCAGGACCTAGGAACTCCAGCTTGAACTTCGCTGGCGACGCCTGGATCTCTTCCACCAGCTGTGTAAGACCGTCCCTTTGAAATCGGGTGCGATCTGGATCGACCGCATCTGCCTCCCGAATCAGACTGCCGAACCCGAGACCGCCACCAGTGAAGCCAGCAGCCCACCGTTGAGCGCAGGGATTTTTACCGTCTGCCCAGTCATCCAGATATTCCGCATCTTTCTGGCTCCACTGCTCCCAGAGCCTCAGACCATCCTGATTCGGCAGCTCGCTGTGGAGCATCGCGCCGATCTCCCACCAAAACTGCTCACTGAACGCGCCACGCGGTTCGATAACGCTGAGGCAGCTCTCAGCGATCGCGATCTTCTCTTCCCTGGAACGATTGGCATACCGGGTGTCGCGCAACTTGCGGGCGCTGTCTTTCTGGTTGACCTTGCGGTACTGCTCCCGCATTCGCTCCAGCAACCACTCAGGAGCCTCTGGAACGGCGTTCGGGTCGCCGTGGAAGACATACTCGCCTTTGTCTTTGTAAGCACCGCAGAGCACGCCCTGAGCACCCCACAGCACCTCCCAGCCTTCCTGCCCGGCAGCTGTATGGCTCAAGCCTGAAACACGGAGCCGATCTTCCTCTGGAACAATGAACAGATATTTGGCGGCGTGATCCCTGGGGGAGACGACCCGAGGCGCTTTGTCGAGATCGTCACCCCACTTTTCCTGGATCGCGCCAAGGTTGCGGTCAACGTCGAAGATGACGAGACCACCGGAGCGCATACCGCTATAGACACCGACAGCCTTGAACTGATTGGGCCACTCTTTGATCCACTGGGCCGTGAATTTGGGCGACAAGTTCTCCCTGCACGCACGCCCTAGAGGAGACTTTCCCCCAGCGATGCGGGGCTCTTCGCCGGGCTCTGCGGGTAGTTGTACGCCGTGGGCGTAAATAGGCGCCGTAGCCCAGTTCTGGGGCAGGCTGAGGATGAAATCAACAAGATTCATGCGCTACAATCCGTGTGTTCGGTAAATAAGTCAAATCCCCCAGCAGGCCGCCCGCCTCTGGGGTTTTTTCATTTTAGGGCGCTTGTCAAATGCTGCGGGGGTGCTACATTTGCAGAGCACCGGGCAACGCGCCCACAGCAAACACAACTATGCCATTTATCTCAGAGAAGAACAAAGCGGCCGCTGCTGGCGGTGGCGGAGGCTACCTCAACCCCTCTAAAATTACGCCGGGTAGCTCTGTGCGTTTTGCACTCCTGGACGACCAGCCTCTTGAGTTCTTTGAGTGCTGGGGCGAAGACGCCAACGGAAACTCCCGCCCGTTCCGTTTCTCCGAAGATCCCTCCCCTGAGGAGATTAAGGAAGAGATGGGCGAAGACTTCAGCCGTCGCATGAACCGTGATGGCAATGGTCCGGAGAAGGTCAAGTTCTCCATCGCCGTTCCCGTTTACAACTACGACAGCCAAAAGATCGAGGTTCTGCCCTTGACGCAGAAAACTCTGATCAACGAGCTGGACTCCATTAGCCAAATGGATGATTACTCCGAGCTACTGGATTGGGATTTTGTAATGGGCAAAGAAGGTACTGGCTTGGAAACCAAGTACAGCCTTCGGCCTGCCCCTCGCAAGAAAGCTTCTCAAGCGCATATTGAGGAAGCCTGGTCCGAAGCAAGGGCCACCGGCTTTGACATCAACCGCCTGCTAACCGGCGGCAGTCCCTTCAAAAAGGACTAAACCATGCCAATTCAGATTGGCGTGATGCCTAGGTCAGGAAGCTTTAGTACAGATGATTGGGCTTTGGACTGCCCTCGTTGCGGTCCAAACAATGCCCCTTATCTACACCTGGAGCAGTCTCTCATTGGTTCTGGTGAATCCATCAGCCTTATGTACCGATGCGAGTTGTGCGGGGAGGTCTCATGTTTAGACCTGAAGCAACACAGTGGTCAGACACTTGTCCACTGGACACTTGATTAACTTCGTAATCTTGGGGGCCTAGCGCCCCCTTTTTTTAAGAAGTAGGCTTAATTATCCTGGTCCGGCTCCATGCCTGAACTGCCCGAAACCGTGACCACATTTATGGAAGACGGTTGTGTGGCCATATCTGTCGGAGATCTAACTGGCGTTGTGTCTAGCGCCCACCTCGTCGAGCCCAAAGAACACCAACTGCAAAAGGCTTGGCTGGAACGAAAAGCAGAAACTACTGATGCCCGTTGAAACGCAGAACGCATTAGCGGGCCTTCGCCGCTGGACCCTGGTACGAGACGACAGCGGACCCTACCGTGTGTATCGCGACGAGTCCGGTAAGTCTTACGCCTCAGTTACCCACATCCTTAAGGAGACCTCCCCGCAATGGCAGAAAGATGCACTGGATAGATGGATTCAAAAACCAGGCTCTACCTTTGAGCGTGATATTGCCTGCCAGCGCGGGACTTTGGCTCACGATCACGCGGAATACCTCCTCAAAACGGCGGCGAAGCTGGCTCGACAAGCTGCCAACAAACGGGGCAGCTGGCGGAGCGGAGATGATGGCTTGGAGCGTGCCCCTAAACAGATCACTCACTGGGCCATCGACAAAGCCGCCCAGGGTGCGCCGCGTGTCCCCTGGAGCGCCAGTGGCTACGCCCGAGGTTTACGGACTTGGATCGGAGAGAACGTAAGCGCCATCCACGCTATTGAGTTTTCCGTGCAAGATCCGCGCGGGTGGGCTGGAACGGCCGACGCCCTGATCGATCTCAATGGCACGCTTTGCATTGCCGACTGGAAGACGAGCGTGAACGCGCGAAGCGAGGAGATGCTCGCCAATTACATCTGTCAGGCTGGAGCGTACTCTTTGGGCCTGCAGCATCTGACCGGCCTGAAGCCCAAGGCGGGTGCTGTTGTGGTGGCGCGGCGTAGCGGTGCTCCGCAGGTTCGTTACCTATCCGAGCTAGAGCTGCGCGGTGCTGAAGCTCAGTGGTTGGAGCGCATGGACATCTGGAACGACCAGCAAGAACTGCTCAATGCCTGATCAACTGGGGGTAGCCCTGGAGCGGATCTATCGCGGCCAGGCCAACGTTGCTAAGGAGGCGAAGACACTGGACATGACGACTGAAGAGCTGAAGCGTGTTTTCCGGTTGTATGCCCTGGAGCGACCCGCCGATCTGCAGGCGTGGGAAGAGGAGGAGCACCTTGCCTGGCCCTGGGCTTGACATCCCATCTAGTTGTAGTACAATTAGGGCGTGGGCGAGAGATCGTCCTTTTTCATCGCTTCAAATCAATGGCCCATCGCTACAGCGACCAGCCCAATCCACCTGCTTGGTACGGCCCCGTTTTCACTGCGCTTTTTGTCGTGCTTTTCGGCGGCGCGTTTTGGCTTGCGCTCACCAGCACTCTGGATCAGATGACCGAACGTGACTGCCGCCTTGGTGTTCAAACTGCTTGCAAGGCCCTCAAATGAAACTCGCTGAATTCAACCTTGACGCCATGGACGGCGCTGATAAAGCCTGGGATGCCATCCACGAGTGGCTCTACCGCTACGGCATTGAGATCAGTGCAACCGACGAGTGCGAGCTGCACAACGAGATCCACCACATGCTCAAAAACGTCGAGGCCAAGCAAGTCTTGTAAAAACTTGTCGGGGAGCCTGATGTCCAGTGCTTGGGGCTGAGAGCTATACAACACCTGTTAGTGGAATGGCAGGGAAAGCAGGGCGGGCCATTAGATTTGTTGCGAGTCTGCTGGTCCGATCCATCCCCCGACAACCTCTTTTCCAAAACTGCTAGATCTTCCATCATCATTGCAGCGCCTGTAAGCTCAGGACATGGCAAAGAAGACGCACACAAAATCAACTAACGCTGAGATGACCGCCCGTATAAACACGGTTTACGGCTTGTTAATCAAGTCATATTCGCGGTTTGAAATTTTGCAATATGCAGCGGAGCACTGGGATGTCAGCGAACGTACTGCAGACATCTACATGCAACGCGCAAGACAGTTGATTGCTAAAGACTCAGAAATTGAGCGCCCTGAATGGTTGGCTGCTGCTATTGCACGCCTTGTTAAATATGAGCAAAAGGCTGGCCGCGACGAGAATCTACAGGTCGCAATCAAGGCCCTGGAGACCCAAGCCAAGCTTCTTCGCTTCGACATCTGATGTCGTTACTGGCTGGTCTGACAGAGCCAGAACCTTTGCTGGCGTTTGCTACGCCGCCAACACAGGAATCAGCAGATGGTTTGGTAAAACGCATAAAAGCTGACCTACATCCTGGTCAGCTTGCTTTTGTAGACGATCAATCAACGCAAATTATTGGCCTATCCGCAGGTTATGGAGCCGGTAAGACGCGGTCTTTGTGTGCCAAGGCTTTGGCCCTTGCCATCGCCAATCAAGGCTTTGTTGGCTGCGTCATGGAGCCCACAGGCCCCCTGATCCGTGACATTTGGCAAAACGACTTTGAGGCATTTCTGGAGCAGTACGACATTCCGTACACGTTTAGGGCATCACCATTGCCGGAATACGTTTTGCACCTGCCTAGCGGCGATACCAAGATTCTTTGTCGCAGCTTTGAGAACTGGTCACGCATCATTGGCTTAAACCTTGCCTGGGTGCTCGCTGACGAAATCGACACGGTCACGCCGTCTATTGCAGAGAAGGCGTTTCCCAAGATCCTTGGCCGTTTGCGCTCCGGCAATGTGCGTCAGTTTGCTGCAGCATCAACGCCTGAAGGCTTCCGCTGGATGTGGAACACCTTTGGCACAGAAGAGGCACAACAGCGCCCCGACAGAAAGCTAATTAGGATGCGCACAGCAGATAACCCTTATCTGCCTCAAGACTTCATCGAACGACTGCAGGCCAACTACGACCCAAGCCTGCTGCAGGCTTACTTAGAAGGCCAATTCTGCAATCTCACAACCGGCCAGGTCTATGACCGTTTCGACCGGGCAAAGCACGTCATAACCGACATTCCAGACGTAAGCCGCGAACCTTTACGCGTCGGCTGCGACTTCAACGTCGGCAACTCAAACGCAGTCATCGGTGTCCGTCTTGGGAACAACCTCCTACTGATCGACGAGATCAGCGGCGCACATGACACTGACGCCATGGCACAAGAAATACAACGCCGAGCTGATGGACGCCAGGTTTACATCTACCCTGACGCATCAGGCGGAAACAGAAGCACGAATGCCTCGCGCACTGACATCCAGATCTTGGAGTCTTACGGGTTTAGCAATCAATCGCCAAAAGCAAATCCTCCCATCCGTGATCGGGTGGCTTCTGTTCAAGCTTTGCTGGAGAACGGGAAAGGCCAAGTAAGGCTGCAGATTGCTGCGAACTGCAAGCGCACAATCGAATGTTTAGAGCTGCAGAGCTACACCGAAGCTGGCGATCCTGACAAAGATGCTGGTTACGATCATATGAATGATGCGTTGGGCTATCTGGTCTACAGAGACTTCTCGATGCTTCACGCGCGTGCTGGTCGTGGTACTGGCATTAGGCTTTACTAAACTGCAAGCATCGTCGGGCGGGATTTAGCTGTGTATTCAGGGTTTTCAGCACGACAGCGCGTTAGCAACGTTTCACAAATCGATTCACC